AGTCTTTGGGCCGAATCCATCGACACCTGGAATGTTGTCAGAGTTATCACCGGTAAATGTTCTGTACACTACATAGTTATTTGGATGTACTCCAAACTCTTCTAGCAATGCATCAGTGTCATACATTTTCTTTTTGATAGGAGACCATACTTGTAAACTCGGACTAATTAATTGATAAAAATCGCGATCCGTAGATACTATGGTAATCTTCTTTGCTTGTTCTTCATACATTTGAGCTATGTATGCAATAGTGTCATCTGCTTCAATTCCATCAATTGCAATAAATGTAACCGGTAAATTATCTAAGTATGAAACTAATCGACTGAACTGATAACGCATTGCTTCTTGCTCATCTTCAATTGTAGCAAAATTTTGATGGTCATGGCGTCTTAGTCTGGTTTTATTAGCTCGATTGCCTTTATAGTCACTATATATTTTTTTGCGTCGGGCAGAACCACCTCTACCATCAAACACAATTATACATCTGCTAGGTTTGAAATCGCGTATTGCTTTACCTATAGAAAATAAAAATCCGGTGATACCACCAATATGATCACCATCTTCATTTGTTGAGGGTGTTGCTCCAAAGGCACGGATGAAGGTATTCAACCCATCGAATACCATGATATGATCATTGACATCCGATGGGGTGTTTACCTTTTCTTCTTGTAACTTTTTAAAGAGCTCTTGATACTTGTTCATTAGCCTTCTTCGTCTATAACTGATTCATCTATAATAACATCATCAATGCCGCCATCGATGCCTGCTTGGTATTTGAAAATATATGCATCGCAGATCCTGTGATATAAACGATCTTTAACTTCTTTATTTTCAATAACCTTTTCTACAAAGTTTTTTGATTGAAATTTAATTTCTCCAAACACTTCGCCTGTTTCGTGATCTACATCTTCCAATGTATAATGTGCTCCAGCCTGTTTAACTAAATCAAATTTCTTCATGATTTCTAACCAACCACCGTAATTATCAATACCACTATCATAGTAGATATCATAATTTACTTTGCGATGTGGAGGACCCATTCGATTCTTAACAACTTGAACTTCAGTTTTACTTCCGACAACTTGCTCAACGCCATTAATCTTTGCTTTAATCATACCCGTATTTTTCAAACGCAATCTAACCGAAGCATGAAACGGAATTGCTTTACCACCTGATGTAGTCCAAGCATCTCCAAATGATACCCCTAATTTTGTTCGAAGTTGATTGGTAAAGATTAGACAAATATTTTCTCGAGCAATCCAGTTTGTAACTTTTCTCATTGCCTTTGAAAGAATAATTGATTTGCTTGTTGCGTAACCATCTTTGTCATATTCAGCGGCCATTTCGATTTTTGTCGATGCGCCCATTACTGAATCTACTACAATTGTAACTAAACGGTCTTTATTTGATTTACGAACTTGTTCAACTATAGTTTCAATTGTTTCAAATATTTCTTCAATTGTTTCTAATGGAACATATAACATAGTTTTTAAATCAACACCAATTGCTTGAAGAAACTCGGTGCTAGTTGCAGATTCTGTATCTATATATACTGCTAACCCACCCTTTTTTTGTGTTTCTGCTAATGCGTGTGATGCTAATAAAGATTTACCCGATGCTTCTAATCCGGTTATTTCAGTAATTCGACCTACTGGGAATCCTCCGTTCGGTCGATTTGAAATTGCTAAATCGAGTGAATCGCAACCTGATGAAATCCAATCCTTAACATTACTAGGCGCATCATCATCACCATCTAGAAAGAATGCTGTTTTTAATGATTGTCCTTTAAACTGTTTATTAATACTGTCTGCTAAGGTGTTTGCTAACGCATCTTCCAGTTCTAGTTTGCTTTTACTCTTTGCCATTTATAACTCCTTAATTAAAAAGATCATTAAATGCTGATGCAACGTCATCAACTTTACCAGCTACTGGTTTAGAAGTCTTTGCTGGTGCTGCCGGCGCCGATGTTTCTTCTTCATCAGATACGTCAGAATCTGCATTTTCAGGATTCATCCATTCTGCTAATGCTTTTTCTAATTCATCATAAGTAGGCTCAGGGAAGATATCAGTAATCTCAGGCTGATTCATGATTTTCTCAGCAATTGCTTTGTCTTCTGTTGCAGGTTGAGTGTTTGGTTTAACTCGGATAGCTGTTTTAGGAAATGCGCCACCTTCTGCTGGTGTAAACTCTACATCAATATCACGACCATTCATTAGGTCCGTAATATCTCCGTAATCAGGATCAGAAATAATAGAAAGAAGCTCAGTGTAAATTTGTTTACCAAATCCCCAGAATTTTACTCCTTCTGATTCTTTACCGCGGATAATTACAGGAACATAAGTACGCATCTTAGGTTCGATCTTACGACCCATTAGCCACTCATCTTTGTCGCCTGTCTTTTTTAGTTTGTCTGCAAATTCTACGATTGGATCTGCGTTACCAAATGTGATTGGAGATAACATTGACTTCTTGCCGATGTCATAGTGAAAATACAATTCTAGGAACGGATTGTCTTTTCTGTGTACATAAGGAACGATGCGAATACGTGTCTTACCAGATTCTGGTTTCCACAAGTTGTTTTTCTTTTCGTCACTCTTGTTTAATTGGTTAAGTTTTGCTTTGATAGCATCTAAATTTAAAGCCATAATTTTGCCTTTGTTAATTGGTTAAAAAATATAAATTATTAATTACAATATAAGTAATTAAATCGTTAATTCAAAGTAATTAGTTAAGTTTTTTACTATATTCTTTATATAATATAAATATCAATTCCAAGCAATTTTCCGGAAAAATACTAAATTAATAACACGATATCCGGCTTCATCTGTAAGTATAAAAGAATTCTGATAACGTTGCCAATCTAATTGATATGTTTTATCTAATACACCATTGTTAACTTCCCGTATAACTTCATTAAGTGCATTAACTGTATACAAGGTATTAGTTTCTTTTTTTCGATGAATGCTTATAGTATTCTGTCCGCGCTGTGTTCCTGCATCTGCATTGTATGTGCAATACAAATTATCAGGTGCCGTTGAATTTGAAAATACAAATATTCTGCGTTCTGGTATTGTGTAACTAGTTTGTATGTATTCTGTTATTATGTTTAAATCTGATCGATGTGCAAATGTGCACAGTAATTGTGTTTTCAAATCATGTCCTTATGATTGTAATTGTATAAATTCATATTTTGTATATGCAGATTTTAAACCAAATACCCACATATTTTGCGATAAACTAATAATTGCCCAATCATTTGCTGTTGTTTCAAATGGTATTCCTGGACGATTTGTATCATATGCAATAAGTCCGAGTATCTCAGCAAAAAACTTAGTTTTAATGTTATTAAATTCTTCAATTATATTATCCGGATTAGCTATAAATGAACTACTCTTAATTCGACTAAACCAAATAACTGCATTTGAGTTTTCAGATTCTACCGGTTCACCTATATGTATTTCTACTCGTTCATCGCCGCCGGCGGACAATTTGATTTTATCAAAATCATCGTTAGTAATCCAATATGACGATTTCGAATCACCGGTTTGGATAGTTAATCTAGTATCTTGTATATCAGAATCAAATTTAGTTTCCCAAAATACGTCGTGCATAAGTTTAAATGCACTATATATTTGTTGCCATCCGGTCTCGTAACTAATTTCGCGACCTTCTTGAATCTTTGATGTTAATGGAATAAAAATACTATCTAATATTTTTAAAAAAGATCGCAATCGATCATGAGATGCTGGTTCAACAACATGTTTAAGAGATTCAAATGCATCCGGCATTTCTGAATATGGGATAACTACATCTGCATAAAAGTCTCGTAACTTTGAAAGTAAATCGCCTTGTTGTGGCATACCTGCTTTACCCGGGCGAAATGTTTTACCTTCTGGTGCTTTTCCTAATACGCCTTTAGTAGTCATTTTTGCAGCTTTTCCAACTTCTTTTACTTCCCATTGCCCATCAGACATTACTATATCATGTGAGGAAGTACCACCAGGTTGTGAATCCGCAACAGCTAATAAAACTTGAATTTCTCCACGACCCATTCCTGCTGCAGCTTTACCCGTTGGTAAAATATTAAAAAATTTAATAAATGGTTTATATCCGCCGGCTACAAATGACTGTACGGTATGTTTTCTATAATTTATATCAAATTGCGTTTTTTCATCTGTAGACAAATTATTATATATAGTTTGAATTTGTTGTGTTAAATCATCAGATAAGTTTAATTGAGAAAATTCTACTTGTTCTGTTATTACGCCTTGAGCTCGATTAGATATAACGCGAGCTTCCAATGGAGTTAAATCAGTCATTTCTAAAATAACATGATATAACACCTCATAATCTTTTGGTCGTGTCGGATAACCTTTTGGTAGTCTATAACTCCATTCTGTTAAAATTGAATCTATAGTCATATTGTGATTGTATTCATTTTACTATAAATATTCCCAGCCGATACTTTCACCGGAAAATTTCCTTGTTGCAATATATCTTTTATATAAGGCAGTATATCTTTAGCTTCACTGATAGGCACATCGAACAAAATAGAGTCATACGTATACAATATCATTTTTGTTTCTCGATTATGCAATGCGGCTTGAACTTGTCTTAACTTTTGCACCGATACCTCAGTTTCTGTTGCCTGTAAAAAATAATTAAACAACTTGTTTGCGGTCATGTTTTGAACTGAGTCTCGGGATATAATTCTTTTTAATATAGGTGTTTCTATGTATCCTTTCGATTTCCATTTTGCCCATAATTTATATACTAATGCATTTACTTGCTGAAAGAATGGTATTGTGAGAAATTCTGAATCAATACCTCCATATAGCAATCGAAATGTTATCTGTTTGCTTTGTTCATATTGTTCCGTAGTTAATTCAGCAGTATCAAAATAAAATCTACCAAAATATTCATGCACAGATCCATCAGGCAATGCATAACCTATCAATCTAGCAATAAGCCGTACGTGATATGCATCAAAGTCCATTTCCACCAAAGCACCATTATCAAATCTACTACAGAAAGCTGACCTGGTACCAT